GTTTAAAATAGCTTTTTTAACTTCAATCATTGTTTGATTTAACTCTTTAAAATATTTATCGGTTACTGTTTCTTTGATTATTAATTTAGGTTGGTTAATCATGCCATAATTGAATAGTTTTCCACTTTGGTAATCTGCTAATATGTTTGCAGCTTCATCGTTTGTTATATCGCCTATTTTTGCGTTTTGTGATGGATTAAATATTCTTTCGTTTCCATCAACTGCAACAACATATCCATCAGTTCCATTATGTACTTTGTTACCTTGTAAATCTCGACCTACATTTTCTGTTCCTTCAATAAATGAACCACTAATTACTTCAGCTATTGCAGTATCTACTATTGCTTTTTGTAAAGCTGTTTTAGGGTCAGTTTTTGCATAACTTGAAAATAAATTATAAAAAGCAAATATTTTTTGTTGTCTTATTTCTTGTTCTCTTTGTCGTTTTCTTTCTAATTCTATTTGTGCTGCTTTTTGTTTTTCAAATGCTAATGTATTTTCTAAGCCACGTTCAGCTAATTTTTGCTGTGTTTCAATAGCAATTTTATTGGCTTCTGTTTCTTTATCTAATGCATTATTTGTCTCTTTGTTTCTTTTCTCAAATCCTTTTTGTAAATATCCAACAATTTTGTCACTTTCTTTTATTATTTCTTCTATCTTTTTCTTTTCACTTTCTATTTCTTGTTTATCTGCGTCCTCTTTCTTTTTTACTAATTCATCAAACTCTTTTTGTTTTTTTTGTGCCTTTCTTACTCTTGCTGCTTCATCCTTTTCGTCCTGTGCAGTTTGTAAATCTTCAGCCTTTTGTTTTGCATCAATGTCAACTTGTAATAAATCTTGGTTTAACTTTTTTTCAAGTGCTATCAATGCATCTGCTTTTAACTTTGCATCTCCTTTTTGCTGTGCAAGTCTTATTTGGTCTAATCTATATTGTTCCTCTATTTGTGCTTTTTTGCGTAATGTTTCGTCAGATATTAATGTTATTTCAATAGCTCTTATTTGAGCTTCTAAACTCATATTTGCCTCTAATTCTTGTTTCTTTCTTTCAGCTTCCTTTGCTGCTTCTTCTGCTTTTTGTGCTTTTATTTCAGCATCAAAACCACTTAATTTTGCATTATTTTTTTTGTTTTCTTCAAAAAACTTAGTGTCAGCATCAACAACATCTTTGTAATAATTTTCTAATTGAGTAAATTTATCTTCATAGTTATTTCTTAAGTTTTTTAATGATGCAGAAGCATTTTCTTGTTCAGAGTCAGACATTTTTATAAATGCCATTATTTGTTTAGCGTCTATGCCATTCTTTTTTGCTAAATAGTTAAGTTCAATATCTAACTTTTGTTGTGCAAACTTTCCTTGTTGTTTTGCTTCATCTTCTGAAATCTTAATAGCTTCTTTTAATGCTGCACGTCTTACCGCATTACTTTTTGTTCTATCTGCAGCAGTAAATTCTAATTTTGCTATTTTATTAGCTGCTTCTGCTGCATTACTTATGTAATTATTTTGTGAATCTTCTAACTCATCTAATGCTTCTGTGTAATCCCTTGCTGCTTTTGTAGCATTTTCTAATTGTTCACTACTACCAGCTACAGATTGAGAAAATTTATCGGCTGCAGAGGAAAAGTTACCACTAAATAAATCTTTAAAAGCATCAATTAATATAATAGCCCTTGTTCTTATAACATCTAAAATTGCACTCACTTGTTCCATTCTTGTAGCTATTTCAACTGCTCCGCTATCACTACTTGCAAATGCTTTGTAAAGTCCATATATTGCAGCAGTCAATAGCGTAACTACTAAAATTAATGGGTTTTTTGCTAAATTTAATAATTGTGAACCTAAGTTTTGAGCACCTTCAGCAGCATCTCTCATAGGTGCTGGCAATGCTTCAAATGCACTTTTATAATTACCTACATTTCGTTGAAATTCACCAACTCCTTCTTCTGCTTTCCTTACCTTTTTATCTAATTCTGTAAACTCTTTTTGTAATGCTTTAAATGTTTTAGTGTTATCATTACCTGTAAAAGATAATTCTTTTAATTGCTTTTTTATTTCTCCTAATCTTGCAACACCTTGACGATATTCTCCATTCAAATTTTTAAGTGCTTTTTCTGCAGCATTATCAAGTTTTATTTTTTCTTGTTGTGTTTTTAAATTCGATTGTTCGGTTTTGTTTTTTTGTTGAAGTAACTTTTCTTCTTCTGCTAATAATTTAACACTCTGTTGTTCAACTTTTATTCTATCAATACTTAGTTTCTCATTTGCTTTTAGTAAAACATTTGTCTTTTCTAATTCAGTATTCACCTTTTGAATGTCGGCAAATGATTTAGCTTGAAACGTGGCAACAAATTCACGCTGTGCCGATATATTTTCTTTTATTTGTGTTTGTGTATCAGTTATAATTCTAAGGAACTCAGATGCTCCTTTTTTGGCTTCTTCAAATGCACCACTTTCAAATAAATCATCTTTCTTTAATGCTGAACCTTCTGCCATATTATTCTATTTTTACTAAATCACCAATATTAGTTTCAAAGTATATTTTTTCTGTTGTTTTTTGCTCAATAATATTACCTTCTAAATCTAAAAACAAAATGTATTTAGCAGGATTTACTTGTTGAAATCCTCCAGTAGTTTTAAATGCTTGACTTTGTGTAAATTCTTTATCAACACATTTCCCGTATTGTTCTTTTTTACAAGAAGTAAAAATCAAAATAATCATTGCAATTTTAATCAGGTTGTTTACTATTATTTTCATTTAGTTTTTTAATATAAGTATAATATTCCTTAATACTTGTTTCTTTATAGTTTATTTTAACTCCAATGAACTTTGTCAATTGCAATTGTATTTCTTCCTTGGTTGCTCCTTTTTGCTGTTCTAATAGCTTTAATTCAGTTTCTTTAATATTTACAAATGTATTATAAAAATTTGTATCCTCAATTGCATTATCACATTTATACATAGCAATTTCTTGTTTCAATTGCAAAATTTCAGTAAACGTTTCACCAATTCCAAATTCATCGATTATTTGTTGCTGAATTTCTGTAATTGCTTTTTCAATAGCTTCTTTGGTTTTGCCGTAAATTCCTTTTTTTTCAATAAGCCACTTAATTTCATTTGTTTCATTCAACTTGAAATAGTTGTGGATTGGCATCTCTGCAATGTTATCGTAATACTTTACTCTTAACATAACTGATAACTTTTGGCTTCAATTTTTCAACTAATTCTGTTTTGCTTTCTTCATTTAATCCTACAACTTGACCCCAAGTAATTTGCAAATCTTCACCATCTTTTATTGTGTTTGCTGTTAGTTTTAACTCACCATCAAATCTTGTTTTAAAAGTAGAATAAAATTCACCTGTATCCCTTAATGTAACTCTGTCTGTTGGTTGCCTTTTTTCTTGCTTTAAATTAATAGTAAATGATGAATACCAATTGCCAAATCTTGCATAAACTGACCTCATTTTTTGGCCTAAAGTATTTTCTCCTTTCTGATATAATTGCACTTGTGTATTTAATCGAATTGCTTCTGCTTTAATGTCCGGTGTGTTTACAACCTTTGAATAAATTTCTTGCTCATTCAATTTAAGCACTTTTTTTGCAATTAATTCAGCGTTCCACATTAGCTATTATCTCTAACAAGTTTTTGATATGCTTTTTGTATTTGTTTCCAAGCATTTTTAGGATTAAAGTTTGGCAAATCTTTAAATCCTTTTATACCTGGTTTACCGTTCAGAAACTCAGCTTCTGTAAGTTTACCAATTGTGTTTACTTCAAAATCGTATCCATCGCAAGTGATGAAAGTTCGAGGTAGGTTTTTCTCCATTACAATTCTTTTTGCAAATATAAATAAAAAAACCCTTGTAAATTAATACAAGGGTTAATTTAATAATTTAGATTCGATTAAACAACCGTTCCAGTAGTTCCAATCATTGTTGAACCATCTAATCCGTTCTTCTTAACAAGTGGTTGTAATACATCTGCAACTGTTTGTGAAGAATAAGTTAGTGTATAAGTTCCCGGCACTGTTGAACTTTCAGCAGCTACAACCGTAACATCTGCACCATCTGTATTGTTTCTCATTTTACTTGTAGCAGCCGCAACCGTTGAAACAAAGTCAGCAGTAACTAATCCAGATATAGGATAGTTTGTTACAATGTTCCCAAACTTAGCAAATACTTTTAATGTCATTACTGTTTGAGTAGTTGAAACAATAGTACAATACAAGTTCATTAATCCGCTAACAGTAGCCAAATTAATACCTGTAATTGAACTTGCTGCAATCATTCTTAAATCTTCATCACGCTCATCAACTCCCCATTCAAATTGAAGCATCAATTTTTGGATTGTTGTATCAGTAGTGAAAACCATTTTTGCATAGAAAGTATTTGCATCAACTTCAATTGGATATAAAAATCCATCGTTGTTTTTTACTTTTCCATAGATAGAACCATTATTGTCAATAATAAACATGCCAAATGTTGAACATCTGTTTGCATTTAATTGTGCCAATAACTCAGGGCCTTGTTTAAGGATTAATGCAGAAACATTTCTAATTCCTTGACGGATAAAATACTTGCTTCCATCTTCAAAGGTTTCAAAGATTGCATCGGCTCTTTCACCAGCAACATTTTTCAATGGCCCTGTTGGATACCATCTTTTAGAATCGTCAGCTTGATTTATCAATGCAGTAAAATAAGCATTGTTTAAAGTTGTAGCTGGGTCTATTTTGTTTTCTGTCCCATCGTCAGCAACTAAAGGAACAAGGATATACTGTTTAGTAACCCCAAACAAAGGAACACAACTTGGTGTTCCGGTGTTTTGTAGCGAAACGCCACAATCGCAAAGTGTAGCCATATTTTTATTTTTTTATTTTTTTTTGTTTATAATTATTTTTAATTGCAACATTCCATACATTTATTGAATGGTATTTGGATTTGTATTTCCACTCCGCTTATGTTGTCAGCGAAAATTTGTTTCACAACACCTAAATCAGTTTGAACTTTGCCAAAATTTACATAATCATTTTCTGTAAATCTTAACTCATTATCTGAATTTAGTTGTGAGTAGGCTTTAAGTGATTTGATAAACTCCTTTCTCAAAGATTTCATTTGATTAATAGCATTTGTATAATGGTCACCAGTTAGCCAATTTTTGGGCAAAGCATCTACCATAAAGTAAATAGCACAATCGCTTGTATAATCAACTGTATCCATATCAGAAGCATAATTCTCCGGGCTAAATAAATGTAAATAAATAAAAGGTAATTTGCTATTCGATTGCATTGTCTTAACCAATTCTGCTGAAGTATCCATAAAAGTACCATAATAGAAAAAAGGATTTGCCAAAGTAAATATTCCTTTAACTGGCAAACTTGAACTTTTAACTGTTATAGAAACATCTTGAACTACCTCTGTAATTGTCAAAGAATTTAGCAACTTACCAAATGTTGCCCATTTTGTATTTTTTGAATTTAACTTATATTTTCCTGAACCTAAAACCTCCACAGAATCAACAACAATTGAAGTATCAATACTATCAATTACTATTTTTAAATGTTGGTTTGTTGTTAAGCCCATGAATTATATTTTTTGTAAATTCCTTTGTACGTTGGATAACTTACCTCTTTATTTTTTTCAATATAAGCCTGAATAGCTTTGTATGTTTCAATACATTGATTATATTGATTTATCAATGTAGAGTAACTCATTACACTTGGATTGCTTATTGTGCCTTCGTTTTGTGTGTTGCCCTGCATTGTGTTTGTTTGCGGTTGTGTTCTAACATAGAAAAAGTAAACCCATTTAACCAACATTTGTTTAATACCAATAGAATGGTACTGAATATCGTTAATCTCTTTTACAAATGGGTTAAATATTTCTAAATAAATTGGGTTAGTTGGAACACCACTTGATAAATCTAATTCAAACAAATCAAACAACTCAATGCCTAACATTTCATACAACAATCTTTTTTCATTGGTATCAATAGCCAAATTCAACTGAGCAGTAGTATAAACATCTGTAGCGATTGCATTTTCGCCACTTGCAAAATCAGAAGTATTTATTATTAATCCCATTGAAATTTAATTAATTGTTTGCTACTAAGTAACCTTTAAGAGTGCAACTCATTGTTCCGCTTCCAGTATAACTAAGCCTATAAAATTTGTAAGGACTTGCAGTAACTATTAGCATTGCAGTTGATGTTGTTACGTTGGTAACTGACATTGTTGCTGATGAAACATAAGAACTTGAAACAGTTATATAATTAGTTCCATCAATTGAACCTTGCAATGTTACTGTTCCTGCAGCTGTTCCGCTTAACTTAGTAACTACTGGTTGAAAAGATACACGCTTGTAAAATGAATTTAGGGTAAATTCAACATAACCAGTTCCAGTGTTTGTTATAGTATCAGAAGTCAAAGAATAATTAGATAACATTGTTCTTGCAATTTTGTTATTATTTACTCCAGCACCCCAAAAGAAACCACTAACTGTACTTGCTTGTGTACCTCTACCCACAAAAGCAATTCTATAATAAAAAGCAGGGTTAAAGGTTTTTACAAATACTTTTGTATTGGTAGTTAAATCTGCAATAGAAAGTGAATCTGTAATGTCCATTTCGATGTAGTTTGTACCATCGTTTGAATATTGCAAAGTAGCTATTCCATCAGGAGTTCCTGTTCCTTTTGTTACTACAGCTTGAAAACTAACTGCTTCATAAAAGATAGTTGGTGCAATTGTCACGTAAGTAGTACCAGCATTGGTTAAAGCTGCACCATTATTTGTCATTGCAACATACTTTGAGGCAGATTGTGAAAACGTTGCGAATGTCAACAACATTAAACACATTGATAAAATTATTTTTTTCATTATTTCACTAATCCTTTAGAGGTTAATATTTCTGCTACATTTTTTGAAACCGTTACCACATCACCAACTTTTAATCCTTTGAAATCTTTTACAACTTCAACTTCTGTTGGTTCTGTTGATTGGCTGAATTTAGAAACTTCAACTTCTGTTGATTCTGTTTCTAAATTTGGTGATTCAACTTCTGAAGCTGAACCACCATTTTTAGTGTTTTTTCCCATTATTAAGCAGTTTCTAAGGCAGCTATATCAGTTGAAAATGTTCCTTTAACAAAAGCAGTTCTGTCGTTGTTCTTTGTTACTAAAGCACCTCTCCATTCTGCAATGATTGTACGCAAGTTTTTAGTCCAATCGTTACCATCTAATCCAATGTTAATCATAACACCTTGCATTTGATATAACACTGATAGATTGAAGTTTCCAACTAAGTAAGTGCCCGCAGTTACTAAAGTAGTTGCAATCATTGGTACACCATCTAAAGTTAATGTGTCACCAATAAAAATTAAACGGTCAATGTAACGTCTGTCAGTTGAACTTACTTTGTATAACTTCAATTTAGTAATATCAGACGGGTGCATTAGAATTGCATTTGGTGCTTCTTGATTAGCAATTGCAATTTGATTAGCTGCAACAGTTAATACATCGGCCTCATTTGCATTGTCAACTGATGCGGCAAATGTACCAGCAGCAAAAGCAGTAGCAACCGTTCTAATTCCATTCATGTTTGGAGGTGTGTTGTTTCCGCTATAAGCAGTAGATTCAACATCTAACATTAACAATCTCATTAACTCATTTCTGATTTCGCTTTCAATGAAATCAATATCGTCTAACATTTCAGTTGAAACTTTTATGAATGCAGTTCTTTTAACTACTGCTTGAGATGCAACAACCAAATCAAAGTCAATTTGATTTTTAGTTGTTCCTTCTGAAGTACCACCAGCAGAACCATCTCTGTTAGCTTGGTAAACCCAAGATATAATATTTGATGTTGCAGAACCTTTAGCAAATAAATCATACAAACGTATTCTTCTGGTTGCGATTAGGTTTAATCCTGGTATTCTTTGTTCAACTGGCACATTACCACCACTAATATTAGTTGATTCCAACATTGTATCAGCAGCTTTGAATGAAATCCATCCTGATTCAGTTGCTTTACTTCTATCAACACCTTTCAATGCTTTCAATTGCTCAAGGTTTTCTTCCAATCCTTTTCTGATTGCAGTAGTTTGAGTGGTCAAAGAATTTGCTCTGTTTTCCTTATTAATTTTTTCAATAGCTAAGCCGTATTCTTTTAATGCTTTGTTCAACATTTTTAACTGCTCCTTGCCATCTTCTGCTAATTGTGTTTTAAGCGTTTCGATGTCTTCTTTTGTAGCTTTGCTTTCAATCTTAGCTTCCAATTCTTTTCTTGTAGCTTCATTTTTTTGATTGTAATACTCAGCCAATTGTTCAGGGTCAGCAGTTTCAATAAACGTTTTCAATTCTTCACCTTTTAATTCTTTGAATTTTCCATCTACCATAAAGGCAGGAATAACTGTTGCGATTGTCAATACTTGACCGATAACAGTTTCAGCATTTTGCGACTTTGAAAAGTCTGCATTATAAACACCAATTCCACAAAATAAAAGGAATAAACCAATTATAATTCTGCTTAGTGTTTGTTTTCTTTTAGCAAAGCCAATCTTCATTTTGTTGGCATTGCTCTTGTTGTAATTTAACTCTTTCATTTTTTTTAAGTGTTTGTTTTTAGTTAATAATTAATTTTTTTAGTAATTCACGTTTTCTTTGAAGTGATTTCTCGGCTTCTGTTTTTTGAGTGGAATGTTCCGGCTCAATTTCTTTTGGTATTGTAATATCTAATGTTGGGGTTACATAATTGCTACCTTTTAATACTGCGGAACCCTCAATAATTTTTGCTTCTGTAACTGCAAAGAAATAACCCTCTTCATCTGCCTTTTCTTTGTTGGCAACCATTGGATAGTATTTATCCCAATTTGCCTTGTCTTCTTGGTATCGTTTGTCGTTTACATTCATACACAAATAAATGTTCACATATCTCATACCAACTGAGTGTTCTTTAACCCAACCATTAATGTATTGGTTGAACATAAATTCGTTTCTATCCTTTGAGATTTCAGCATCAAAAACTAATGCTTCTGTTTCGCCTTGTAATTTCTCAAATCCTAATTTCTCCCAAGTGTATTTTTTTGTGTAGGCATTAATCGTGTCGCTAATTACTTTGTCAAAGTTCATTCTATGTTCTTGCAACAAATAGAAAGTTTTCATTTCGTTTAGTGATTTTTTCCAAATGCCAGGTATGTGACAGTCATCGTGTGAATCAATTATATTGGTAGTGTTAATTACAACCTTTGCAGTAATTGTTTCAACATCTTCAGGCAAAAAAACCTCTTTGTTTAATTCTTTAATCGTTTGGCCTTGTTTGTATTCAGTAGGCAAAGCATAAGCAACGCAATCGGCGTGTTTAACCATTGACTTTTTTGCATCAATAATCAATTGCTTGTTTCTAAATAAAAAATCAAACTTTTCAGCTTGTGTTTTAAAGGCTGGTATTTTCATTATTTTTTAATTAATTTGCTTTCCAATTTAATTTGTTTTGCTTTTTTTATTTTTTCAATTTGTTCTTTACTTAGATTCTTTTTCATTTTTTTTACAAAATTAATTATTATTTATTGAATTATTCAAATATTTATTAATTTGGTTGTTGCTGTTGTGGATTCTGCAAATTATTAATAGGTGTTGTGTTAATAATCAACAAATTTGCATTAGGGTCATTTGATTTTGGTTCTCCCATTTTTTCTCTTACTTCATTGGCTGTGTAAATTCCTTTGTCTTTAAAACTACTTAATATGTCAGCTTTTTCTTTTAAGTTTTCTTGCAAACATTCTACTTTACTGAAGTCTTGTCTCATTCTAACTCTTTGCAATGGAAAATGATTTCTGCAAATAAAATGTGTGTATGATTCAGATACTTTGTCAGACAAAGGAATTATGCAATTAGTATACATAGCTTTTTCTGCTTCTAATCTATTGTTATATGTTTTGTTTTCTGGGTCATTAAATAAACTTGAATCTAATCCTAAGACATTGCATAGAGTTCTTGTTGTTACAACTCCCTTTTCCAATAGTTGCATATCTGCTGGACTTAATCCAATTGGAATGTAAGTTAAATCTTTATTGGTAACTAATACTTGACCAAACTTTTCCGCACCACCCATTCTGTTTCTCATTTCATCGTTTACAATGTCTGCCTCATCTGGTGTCATTGCATTGTTTGATTTGTCAGATACTAATCCACTTATTCCTTTGTTGCCTAAAATTGAAGCATCTGCAATCCATCTTTGGTTACCAACTTCAACCACCCTACTTGCAACTTCAATTGGGCTTAATCCATAATCGTATCGCTGTAAATTTGGATTAAAAAATTTGATGTGTTCTATTTCGCTTTTCTTATAAATTCTTGAAGTCGAACCAAAACTAAATTGGAACTCTAACTCAGGAATAAAAAAACTTGAATTTCTATTTAAAATGTTAATCGCTTGACTTGGCAAAATGTCCAATTCTTCGATTAATGTTGAATTTATTTGGGTGTTGCCTACTAAATAGCTATTGCCAGTAATTAAAAGATAGATTAATACTTGTTCTTCAATATCATTCCAAGTGTAACCTTTGCTTATATTAGGCTCAGACATTAATTCATGTATGGTTGTGTCTTCAATTACTTTCCAATTTCCGTTTGCTTGTTGTTTTTCTACTATCCAGGGGATTGACTTTGAAATGTCAACAATCTTTTTTACAATTGCGTAAACATCAACATTTCTAAGGTATCCCTCATTTACTTGCACATTGCTTGAGTTATTCCAATTTAAAGGAATAAAACCGCCCATTAATTGCCAAAGCAAGTTTCTGTTTTGTGTAGTCAAAGGAATCCTTTGTCCATTTACTGTTTTGTTGATTGCGAAAACTGCTTTTTGTAATAAGTTCACACGATATAGATTAATTTTTTATGCAAATTTATAACTTTATTTTTAAATTTTACAATATTATCTTTTCATGCCTCCAATTGCTAATGTATTTGCAGGAGATAAATATTGAAATACATAGCGTGCTGGGTCAATTTGGTGGTTAAAATCGTCAATAGGCATTTGTGCTTTTCTATCGTGCCAAACATAATTTCTTAATTCTTTTATTAGATTGGTAGAGTTTTCATCAATAATCATTTCATAATCTTGCATTCCTTTGATGCCATTCCGAATTGAATCTGGGCCTTTTATTGCTGGAATAATGTTAAATCCTTTTGCTCTTATGTCGTTTATTGTTCTTGGGTCAGCTGAATCTGCAACAATTAAATCACGTTTATTAGTTACAGACAAATCAATTAATTCAATCAACTGAGCTGTTGAATTTCCTTTTTTGTAAAATATTTCTTGTAAATAAATTAGTTTTCTTTTTTTGTCTATTGCAACTTTTACCATAGAATCTGGGTCATTGCTAAATCCAAAATCCAAACCATAAACATAAGGCAATGATTGTTCAAATTTGCCAAGTTTCCAGTTTTGAAAGATTGAACCTTGTAGTGTTCCAATTTCACCATCAATGTAAACTCTGCACCAATTAGCCCAATATTCAGAAGTTTTAGCTTTTTCAATCTTAATCATTAATTCACTAAATATTTCTGGTGGTATTGCTTCATTGTCTTTGTAAGTTAATAACAAAAACTCTGAATCAGGTTCTTTTAATGTTTCTGAATGCACCCAAAACTCATTATCTGGGTTGTAATCAATCCAAATCTCATTTGACCTTACCATTAAAGCATCTGCAATCTCAAAGTCAATATGATTTGCTTCATTCAAGAATAATACATCACGCTTACCTGCTGCTTTTGCTTTCCCAACAGAATCAAAAGCAGTAAACTGAATCAATGAACTATTTCCAAATCTATATTCCATTGGGTTTGACCTCCAACCATCCTGTCTCCATCTACCTGTTTCTACCATTACATCAGCAAATATTCTTACAGCACCATTTCTTACCGCTGGAATTGATTCAGCGCAAACAGTTATAATATGTCTTGGATTTTTTGTTGCGTAGTCTATAAGTATTGGAATGATGCCAAATGTCTTACCTGCACTGGTTCCTCCTTGTATAACTTTTTTGCGGCTTTTTAATTTAAGTAATTTATTTATTGCCGTTGTTCTTTGAAACATTTTAATTTACAACAAAACTATTTTTTATCCTCAGGGAATAAAGGTTGTTCTATATTGGTCTGTTCTATTTTTTCAATTAAGTTATTTAATCGCTGTGTAATGCTTGGATTGTATATTCCAGCCATACCACCTTCTATTTGGTCTTTTCTCACCATTTTCTTGATACGTAAGCAGATAGTTACATAATCTGAATATCTATTATCAGTATTAGCAAAATAATGGCTTAAATCGCCTATAATTGCATTTTCAAAACAATAGCATTCGAATCCTTCAATAGTTAATGGCCGTTCTTTTTCTCTCAGTACGTCATTTCCATCTTTTCCAACATAATCTTGAACTTTTATTGGATTTTCTTTAGTGTATTTTTTGTATGCTAAAAATATTTCCCAAAGTTTTTCAGGTGTTTCAATATTTTTTGTTCCTTTTGGTCTTGCCATGGTGCAAATATACAAATTATTTAATTGTCAAAGATTATTGTATAAATTCAAGCTTTATTTTATACAAAGACTGAAAAACGTTTTGTAGTTCGTGTAAATACAAAATATTTTCTGC